GTTAGGTCATAACAGTTGCCATTTTAAGGAAGTGTACCGGACTTCCAAACCCAAAAACGTTCAAAGTTTTACACATATGACCGTCATATTATTGACTGTGTTTTTGCAGGGACTTTCCGACACCACCATGTTCGCTTATTTAAAGGTTCACTCAGAAGAGTTACGACCTACGTACATGGGATGGTTTATTGATCCCTTATGGAATTACTAATCTCGACCCATCGAGAATAGGTTAGCCATCTCTCCGCTATGGAGAGGGTTAGTTTTCCATCACACCCAGTAATACGCTTACATATTTAATTTAATAATAGCGTTTGGGGCCCTGACAAAGGGGCAAATGATTGGAAGGGCGGACTAAGCCGTTCGAATGTTAAATCATTCTATTCCAATCGTGTCGGTTATTCATGGTTACTCCGACCTAGAAACCCAAAACCAAGGTCTAGTCATAAAGACCGTGATCACCACCAACTCCCTCAACGTCCGGGAGACTTGCTAAGTAAGCATCGAACTCTTCTGAGTTCATAGCTTCTGGTGCTACGGTTATACCGTAAATTGGATCAACCTTCGGTGTCCGAACATCGAAACATGACATAGAGAAAACCTTCTTCTCGTGCTTGAATTCTTCAAGGGTATGGGAACAATCGGATCTGTAACTTCGCACAGATGCCTTTTTCCAAAGGTTTACATTCTTAAAATGTGTCTCTCTCTTTTTCTTCTCAACAGCATCTTTCTCAAAATATTCAATTAGAATTTGAGTTTCATTGCAGAGAAGAGAATCAACGACTGCGAGAGTATAATATTTCATATACTCGTCGGATAGAATTCGAGTTGTTTCTTGATATTCCACTTCTTCAAATTTTTGATTATCCAAAAAAGCGTAGTCTTCAAGGCTTTTATCTACCAATCGGTGGAATTGCCACTCCGATTCATCGCTGACAGGCTTAGGCCTATTGTCATCAAAATTGTCTCGTATCCAACCAGCGGATAGTAGCTGCCGCTTCATATCACTAACGTGACCGTCCTCTCTCGAGGGCTTCTCCATTTCAAGGAGACATGAGCGTGTTGGGATTAAACCCAATCCACCTAACCACTCTGGTAAGAAGTAAGGTACCTGAGCATTTTGGATACTTCCAAAAAAATCCTCAGTCCTTAAAGGTTTTTTATCTGGTCCATAGATGTATTTACCATCCGGTCCAGTTACCTTCCGGAACTTATGTTCCTTCGCCTTCTTTAAAAAGAGTTTTGTAGCTGATTCGAAATATTCGGCTGGACAAGTTTTCTGTAAGTCTCGATGAACTGCACCGAGTCGATAAAAGGGTTTCCCCTTATCGCCATTCTTCTTTTGAGCATAGACCAGACCTAAATTAACATATTTAACGTCTGTGTATGTATAATCCTGGATCATACCACACATGTCCTCCCAATTTGAAGATTTAACAGAATAACTATATTGAACAGAATTAATTGTTAAAAATTTCTTCGATAAAAATGTCTTCCCAACAGATGATTCAAGGCCTCCAAAGCCTGCAATCAATTTCCAGTTGGCAAAGAGAATTCGCTTGCCTGGGAAAACACAGTCATCTCCATTTATCAAGAGACGAGCAAGTGTATAACCCTCTATTTCCCTATCTATCACACGATAATTTGCATTATCTGTAATCTCCATAGAGTACCGACATAAAGCCGCATTGGCAAGGCAAAGAAATGGAAACGAAATTATACTTCCCATCAATTGTCCTTCTTTTTGAGGTAGAAAATCACTATCTCTCAGTTCTGTAGGGTCTTTCCTATACTGTACATTTAGCATAGGGTTCAGAATTAAATGTCCAGTCAACGCCCTTCGCATTAGGGTTGCAAAATGATCTATTTCAAAGGAAAATTGATCTTTACTCGCTTGACTTTCAATTGTTTGTTTCCAAACAATAATTAATTCATCTAATAGACATTCAGAAACCCATGAATGAAGATTGTCTGTACTGGCTTTATAATCGCCAGAGACGAAAAACTCGTCATCTTCAAGCCTCCCCAACTGTTTCATAACAAGTTCTGAGGAAACTGGAGTTCCTATAAGTTGAAACACACTTTGTGTCTTCAAGGTTCTCCACAACCATTGTTGTATGGGTTTAAGCACTGTATAGGTCAACGGAGGTCCTGCAGTTATACACCGAACTTTTAAAGGTTCAGGTAAACCGATGACTATTGTTCTCGGTTGCTCTAAAAGCGCCTCTTCTAAGAGATGAGGATATATAGAATTTTTCCATAATTCGCAAAGTTCTTCACCATTGAAATGAAGGCCAATAGTTCCTTTAACCATGATGTTCTCAAAATCATGGTCAATTCTTTCTTGATCTTCAATTCCAGCACTTCCGTAAAGGTCAGTAAGTTCCTTTTTCAAGGTTACTGGTCCAAGACTTTTACTAATGAATGATACTTTCTTCTCATAAGTTTGTATTCTTTCATTTTCAAGAAATGCCCCAATTGCTCCCAGCCCCCCTCGAGAGAAGTTATACTGTGAACTCGTTGATGGTACAAAAGGCTTGGTAAGTTCATCCCAAGTTGGTACCCTTCCACGAAAGATTTCCCTTACGGTACGTCTTAATTGGTAACAGATTGTATTTCTGTTAATGGGATGCTCCCAGACCTCTTCTTTAATAATGAAGTCCGGTTTATCCGGGTGCTCGCTTGTTAGATGTTCAAAACAAGCATATTCTGCGTCTGAGACTGCTGTCTCAGATACTGCAGGAGCTCCTTTTTTGGATTGAGCAACACTTTGTGCAAAAGATTCTAATTTAGTTCTATTACTCCGCATATTGAACAAGAATCGTTTACCTCTACCATAAGCCAGGAAACTGGGATCTAACAGATCGGTAAACTCTTCTAGTCCCTTAGGGACAGGTGGGATCTCTTGATCCATCACCCAACTAAAAAAGGCATTGATCTTATATTTGAAGAAATCCTTCCAAGATCCAATACCAGCTTTTGTCACGAATTGGAGTATTCTAACCTCCAAACGGGATTTATCCTGAGCAGATTTAGCCTTAGCTTTACTCCTGTCAGATCCCCTTTCATCACCATAACCATATATTTTCATAATATCATAAATTACAGTGACAAGAACTTTGACCTTTTTAACGTCTCTCCTTTTTGCTTTCTGAGTGGCAACGCCAGAATTTTGTGGATCCTTGCAATTGCGAGTATCTTCCAAAGGAGAAGACGATTTAACGTTTAACGACGACGTCATGTCGTAAATTCCCTTTTCAGTTATTAAATTAATTGAGAATTTAGAAGTTTTTGGGGTGGTC